GATGACTTAGCAACTGATAATACTTTATCAATCAACTTACCATGTCCGACTGTAGGTGGATTCATTCTACCAAATGTGAATACAACTGAATCCTTAACAGCCTCTGAAAAAAATTCTTTAAAACTAAATAACTTCATTTTTTTAATTGTAATCCTGCAAACATTGATATCCAAGGAATATCTTCTTTAGCTAATTGCTTCAATACATCTTTTGGATACTTACTAACCATATTCTTTAATTTCAAACCTCGCTCGTAAGACATCTTACCTATTGAAGAATATTCTTTTCTCAACTTTTCAATCTGTTTAGGTGCAAAGCCTGCCGCTTCGTCTAAATATTCTTTAAAGTTCTGCATCTAACTAATCTCCTAATTCAACTCTATATCCTAATTTTTTAAAATGCTTTGTAGCATCTTTCCAAATCTTTCCATGAATGATAGGTTTATCAAAATACTTTTCTTGTCCCTTGCCTTCATCATCATCTTCGGGCCATTTCTTTTCACCTACTTTTTTCTGTGTATCACTAATCCATTTTTCTAAAGAATCAGAACCTAGATTCATATTAAGTTCGACAGATTTATCATCTTCATCAATATCAATATACAAAGCCTCTTTATATTTACCCGACAACTCATAATTTGGTTCTTTGGTAAGCTTAAAAGTTTGTCCACCAAATCGCATACTTTTTGGCCAAGTGAATCCCACCAACTCTGTTAAATAACTTCTAAATGTTTTCATCTTTTTTCTCCGGTTCGTAACAATACTCTAATGCTCGTTTGCCCCTGTATCTTTTACCATCATGAAAACTTTTCTTTACTTGTTTTGCCATAACTTTATTATTTGGACACTTACATTGCCATCTAAACTGCGAATCACAAATTGCACAAAACCTCGATCTTACCTTTATCTTTATTTCCTTCTTATCAATAATAGTCATTCCCTTTTAATATTTCCTCCCAATCATCCTTCTTATATTTATAATCTTTTTTATCCTCTTTCAATGAACCATACTCATATTCTACATAATCTTTTGACAAACCATCAACCACCTCACGAACTGTCACCAATATTTTTGTAAGGCCTTTTTTAATATCCATAATCTACTCCTTATAAACAAGTGATGAAACAATATGAACACGTTCTGCTTCACCACCATTAAACTGAGTATGATAATAAACTGTATTAGCATACCAAGCTCTACCAGCTGATAGATGTTTTACTTCATCCTCAATCACCAGCTTTGCACCAATATTGGTAATAATAGGTACATGAAATCTTGGTTCTGGATCACGATGCCAAGATAAACAATTTCTTGGTGCAGATTTCATTAATCGTACCCTACCCAATTGTCCATCATATTGTTTATCTACATATTCACTCAAAGTATCATACACTTCTTTAAAATATGTATGATTTAATTCTGAAATGAAAACACAATAATCTCTTTCATCTAATTCTTGTTGACGAACCACTTCTTGACTATCAACCATTGTTCTATAAACACCACCACTTCCTTCATAGAAACATTCTGGTGCTTCTTGACCTTCTTTCTTTGTCAAACATATTTGACGATACTTCTTATCAGCATTTAAAACTTCTTCTGGCCATGGAGCTATTTCTTCAACTTGATGTAACGCTTCAACCAATTTTGTTTCATCAAATATTAAAGGTAACTTCTCAAAATATTTCACCCCTTAACCCCAATTTTTTGCGATAGTAAAATTGGCATGAGAAAATTCCAATCTATCAACCAACTTGACAGCCTTTCCACTCTTAGCATTAATAGCAACAAAACCTTCTGGAGCTGTTACTTTAAAACCAGTTGGTGTTTTAAGAAACGTACCAATGCCTTGTATCTTATTTAACTGTTGTACAACTATCATCTTTGCATCACGAATCGCTAAGTAAGTTGCAAAGGCAAAATATATTTCATTCTTGTATCTATTTAATTCCTTATTGGAATCTTTGAGAATCTTTTGATATTTTTCTTTACCTTTGTCTGACTTCTTACCTGCAATTTCTTTCGTCATACGATCTAAATAATACTTATCAAACTCTTTAACGAGCTTGTCTACACCTGACAACTTAGTGCCTGCACGAATCTTGGAGTTAAAAAAGATTTTCAGTTGGCCACCTAAACTTAATATTTTATGTTCTCTTTTGCTGAGTACATCAAAAAACTTTCCAGCCTTTTTAATAGCTCCTTTGATCTGATTTATTTTAGCAGCAAGACTCTTAGTATCTGATTTTGATAAACCAGCCACTTTGCTAACATTCTTGACACCAGCATCCTCTGACCAAACATTTTTCGTTGATGTAAACTTACTAGAGTCTACACCAAACGATGCGCTTAAGTCTGCAATAGTTTTTCCACTATATGATGTATGCCAGACAACTCCTATACTTGCTTTACGAATTGTACTAGCTAGTTTACTATCAGCAGGAACTGCATAAGTTATAGTGTTGGGTGTAAAGACAACGCTTTTAACACCATCAACTTCTTCTTCTACAAGATCCTCTTTAGTAAACATGATGTCGCCTTGGAATATACCCTTCATTCCAAGTTTAGGAAGATGCTTTAATGCAACTTTTAATTTATCTGTAGGACCCTCTGAACCATGATTGGATGCTATATCAGCATTCGTATAATTTATTTTAGGGGTCTTATTAAATAACGATTTTGTTGCAACAAAAAACTTCCCATTCTCTGGATTCGTTCCAGCAAAAACTGCTGGAGCTCCATCCCATTTAACTGTAATCTTCGTTGAACCTTTGCCAACTCCGTTCAACATATCTTTTAATGAGTTCAAGAATCTAACTGCCGTCTTAGCGCCAGTCAATCCATTATTAATTATCTCATCTTCAAGATGTTCTAAATGAGTATTCTTATCTTCATTTAATAATTGTGCAAATGTTATCATAGCTTATCTAAACTGTCTAATATGCATAAGGGACAATCTTCAAAAGAAACAGAACGAAATGGACAAACTCTTCCATGTTCTATTTCACCATAACCCCCCATTGTGTGAATGGCCCCGCTATTATTCTTTGTCTTCTTGGTCAGCCTCTCAGCTGATTCTTGAAACAATTCTATAAGTTTTTTCTCTGTCATATCTATATATATTTATATCAAATATCTCTAATATTTATAATAACTAGACATTTAGCTAATATTTCCAATCAGCTGTAGTCACTTTAACGTCTTTATGTTGCTTCAAAAATGGTGAATCTGGTAAATTTTTTGTATTAGAACCGCCATCTGCCAGTACTGGTTGTTTAGATTGTGAAATACTCTCCAATCTCATTCGTTTCTTATTCATACCCAACATAAATTTAGCATTAATGGTAGGGTCACTATAACGATTCTTCAATTGTTTGAACATTAATTGACCACCATTATCCTCCTTTGCCACAATAGCTAACATAAGGTCTGCCGTAGCAGGTAACCCAAATGACTCGGATATGTTTGAAAGATCCGGATCCGAACTCATAAATCCTTCTCTATTTAACTGGGAACTTGTGATTACAGGAACTTTTGACTCAACTGCAAACCCACGAATCTCCTCTGCTATGGATTTAATATAAACATAAGTATTCATATTTGATGTCCACTTAACTCTACTGGAAGAACAAATATTTAGATAGTCTAATATAACAATCTGTGGTACAAATCGTTTCTTAATCTTTAACTCTCTCAACAAAGAACGAAAATTACCAACATGAGCTCCTGATGTTGGATACTCTTTGATAATCAATCTACCAAAATTTCTGGTAGAGTTCATCACTTTTTCAATCTTAGCATTAAACGAATCACGAGGAAGCAATCGTATCTGATCTATATCAGTATCCAAAAGATTAGCATCTATTCGTTCTGCTATTCTTTCTTGTGCCATCTCTAATGTAATATATAAAACATCAAAGCCTTGTTTAATATATTGAGATGCCAAATGAGTCTTAACTAATGTTTTACCAGAACCTGTTCCACCAAGAAATACTGTAAGAGTTTTTGGTGATATTCCTCCACCTGTAATCTTATCTAACATCTCAATCCCGAATGGATATCTCTGTTCTCTCTTATGATAATAATCCCATCGTTCAGGAGCATCTTCTACATAATTATGTCCCACACTTGTATCTAAAGATACAGCAAGTGCATCAGTCAACATATCTGGTATTGCGTCTTTTGGTTTCTTTGTATCTTTACCTTCCAAGATAGCAATCGAATCTACGATACCATTATAGATAGCTGCATCTTTTGCCCACTTTTCTGTTTCATCTACTAACCATTCTGTGTCATCTGTTTTTATTTTATATGTTGTCAATACTTCCATACAATTCTTGAATGTTAATTCATTCAAATCATCTCTACTCGTAATCATATTTTCAAGTGATGAAACTGTCGGCGGCTTATTATATTCTTGAATATGATTCTGTATCTCTGAAAATATAATCTTCTCTGGATGAGCTTTAAAATATTCTGGTTTTAAAAACACACCAACTAAACTTGCATACTCATTATTAAATATCAAATTTTCCAATATTAGCTGCTCTGTCCTCATAGGATTTTGCCTTTATGTAATATCACTCTAGGATCATTAAGAATTAATAAATTTTTAAGTATCTTCCCTATCTCAACATAAAACTGATCTTTATTCTTTTCAGTTACAGCACAATTCATATATTCTTTATCAGGTGGGTAACCATTATCTCTATAATTTCCACCAATAATTTCATATCCAAAAACTATATCAAATTCACCCGGGATATGTTTGTGGTCTAATTCAACATTTTTAAAATAAAACTCCACATCTTTAAACTTACCTTCTTGCAATATAAATCTATACAAGGGACTTGAATTAAATCCAACCGCTCCTTTATCTATCTCCATTATAATCTCCCATAATCCACTCTGATAATAAATATTTATGTGCCATAATACTCTGTGTCTGACCAAATGATACAATACCAATTAAACCATCCATCATCAAAAGAAAACAATAACACATATATTTTAATCTACCATACGGCAATCCTTGATGTCGTGTCTTTGAAAATACTGCTTCTTTTTCAACACCAACACTCTCTTTAATCTTTAGATCCTCAAGAGATTCTTTTAAATCATCCACCTCATCATTGTAAATTACTCTGCCTGTATCAAAATCAATTTTCATTCAACACCTTCCTTATCAATTTACGTTTCTCATCCACATTAACTTCTAAAAATGGTTTATAATTATAACATAAAGTTTTTTGATCTCTCCATATAGGATCAATCAATTTCTTATCTACTATCTTTGTAAAACCTAAAATAATATCTAAGACTGTAAAAGTTTCTAAAGAAATATCTTCTCCTAATAGAAGTTTTAATATTGGAGGATGATTAATTCCTTCACACTCAAACAACTCGTTAAACTTCAGATCATACTCCTTCATATACTCAACAACTACTTTCATATTTCGTTGAAGATGAAGTGAGAAGCTTTCCATCTTGATTCTATATTCATCATAATAATCATCAAGAAACTCAGATGGATAGTTTTTACCTCTGGTCAGCTGTGACAAATAATAATATATCAAATCATGTTCTTTAGTCATCTTCTTTCCAAGAGAAGCAAAGAAACCTCGTTGCCAAGAGAAACCAGTTTGGTGTTCAAACTTAGCAAAGTACTTCTCCATAGACATAATAGTACCCCATGGCGCATTACCAAAATACTTGAAGTAATCATATGAACCAGTAAAATGCAAATACATTCCATGATATGTTTTCCAAGCACGAAAAGTTCTATTTGTTTCTATTGTTTTTTGTTTTGGAAACGTAATCATTCAGCCGACCCATATGAAAATTCTTTCTTAGCTACTACTTCAAGTTTCTCCATAACATCCTTAGTAAAATACTTCTCGGGATCATTCACAATAGTTTTCTCAAATGCTTTACCCTGTGGTGTTTCAAATCTAGTTGATACCTTCTTGA